AGGCGGCGTAATTAACTCCTGCTGAATTGTCAATGTACGATATGTCTTTATCCGATAAATTAAAACGCGTTTTAATTTCGTCGGCTGTGACATTGTTAGCTGCAATAATTGCATTTAATTTTGTGGCTTTGTCTGCCTCAGACAAAGTTTTTGATGTGTAAACATCGTATAGCTGCTTGTCTACGCCACCACCGATTGCATAGTTCATCGGCATTGCATCAACAATACCGCCTGTTGCCATGCCGGGAGGTCTACGAAGAGAGCCGTTGTAATACTGCACACCGGGCAAGTACTGCACATAAAACTGTGATGGATTTTTGCTCAGTAAATCTTCTGACGAGCCGGGACCGCCTTTAAGCATTTTGCTCTGAGCAGATTCTTCAATAGGCTTAGGGCTAAAACCACCCATCAAGCCTAACGTGCCAAGGCCCGCTAAGGTGGCAGGGCCGTAGGATCTAAAAAAGTCAGGAGCATTTAATTTAGCTGCATCTGCCAAAGCCTGAGTTACGGTTTTTCCGCTATTTATTGCATTCGTATACTCAGGAGTTTTTGCAAGCTCGGCATTTGACAAGCTTGGCGAGAACAACTCTTTGCCGCCCTGCATTAGCTTGTCAAAGCTAAATGAATTACCTTCACCAATACCTAGGCCCTCACCGATGGTGCTAAAAGCTTTACCCACAGTAGGTACAGGAGGTGCAGCAGGGGGTGCAACGCCAGAGATAGTAGGTAATGAAGCGGAAGGGCTAAGCATGCTTTGTGGCATTCTGCTTAGTTGTGTCCCTGCTGGCATATCAGGCACCGCAATATTAGGCTGCAATCCGCCAACAGGGGGTTTTAACGAACCTGTATATGCATCCTTAGGAAACGTTCCATATGATGTAGCTCCATCTGGGGTGGTAAATGGACGAACCTCTGATCCGGCAGGTATTTCAAGAGTCCCTGTTTGAGGATTTGGTGTCAGTGTCACCCTCTTTGCTTGTAATGCAGAATCAGCAACGTCAGTTGCCGCGGCCGAAGGTTGTGAATCAAAATACGCATCAAACGGTTTTGATGGAGTGCCTGTCATTTCCAAAGGCTTGTATGGAGCTTGTGTAACATCAGTAGCAATCTGAGCAGGAGCCGCGGTTGTAGGCGCGCTGAACACGTTACTCACCTTGTCTAACTGACCTTGGAACGCTTGTCCGGGGGTTGTCTCAAGTCCCGGAGCAAATGCCTCAGCACCGCCCGTAATACCCACTGTTGCGCCATACGTCAAACCGCCAACTGCACCAGCTTTTAAAGCATCGCCAATGTTACCGCCGGCAAGAAGCGTAGATCCTGCGCTGCCTACAAAACCAGTGACGGCCGCAATTCCGGCAGCAGAGGTAACCCCCATAAAACTAGCAGCAGCAGGGCCTAAGAAAAAGCCAAGGGCCACGGTGGTAACAATCTTGCCCACGGTGCTGCTTGCAAAACTCTTAATCGCTTTGCCAAGGCTCTTAAACGCCTTCTTCAAGAAAAACTCAGGCAAGCCCGTAGTAGGATTGATAGTGCCCGAGCCACCACGGCGGCGCAGCATGCGCGCTTCTGCAGGCGTAATGTGCGCCAGCATGGTGTCACCGTTGCGGCCATAACTGGCAATCGCTTTGGCAATTGGCTTAAGCTCTGCAATACCGCCCATGGCAAACGATTGAACACCGGCAGGCTCTGCAATCAACTGGTCCACGGCCATGTTCATTGCAGCAAAGAACTGAGGGTCAAACTGCTCGGGCAACAACTCCTCCGGCGCACCCATCTCTAAATACTTTGCACGGACCTCGGCATACTGCTCTGGGTTGGCCAGAATCTCATCAACCATGTTGTTGAGCATTTCCAGATCTTCTGGAGACAAATCAATCTGGCTTAAGTCATCCATAAATTGGGCCGTGGCCCGCGGATCGATTTGCGAGGCACCCGCCAACATCTCATCACCAAATTGTTTAGGTGACACAGACTGACGCATCTGGTCATAAACGGCCATCGTATTGGGATCGGCAAAAGGATTTGCGCCTTGTTGAGGCATTTCCATTGCGGTTTGGGGTGCTGTGGCCATGTCAGTTCCTTGGGAAAAGGTATTTGTTCAATTGTATTACGTAGACGTCTTTATGCGAAGCATTTGACTTGTTGCTTGTATGCCATCTTGTGTGTCGCGGTACACATCACCTAGCCGTAAAGTCGGCAGGTCAGCTTCCGTGGGCAGCGTGTCTAGGTTCAAATTCAACGACGTTCCGCCCATGTCCCCCGGATTATTAAGCTGCGCAAAAAACAAACGCAAGATATTGTTTAATTGATCCTGATACCTGCGGTCATACTCATCGGATGCCAAAGGCAGATTAGGAGGACGGACATTAAGTTCAGCCACTTACCGCCTCCCATCAGCTCTGATGTCAATTCTAGGAGAGCCAAGCTGCCACTGTGTATTTAACTGATTTGAGTCAATTTTAAATATCATCTGCCGCCCGCGCATGCGCGTAAATATCTGGCCAGTAAATTCTTCGGTTATAACGTAGGTACTGCCCTTAAGGACAGAAGCTGACGCGTTGCTGGTAGTACCCGAACCAGAGTTGGACAATCCAAACAAAGTCATGGTAACCGCAGGAACAGCACCCGTAGGCGTATTCGTAGAATCCCCAAACGTCAGATCAGGCAACACGCGCCATACAAACGCAAAGTTGTGCCCATCACCTATGTCCAGTTCCGATGAGGAAATAAAAGCATTTAAAGCTATTGCAGTGCCTGTTGCGTTGTCGTTCAGACCGTTTTCGTGCTCCACAATATTGCCCGTATTATTTGGCTGGTATGTAGCAGCCAACGGATAGTCACGCAAACCTGAATCAAGCCACGCTGTCCGTGCCATCGTGCCGTAATACCAGATTTTTTCTTGATAGTTGTAAATAACGTAGCGGTCAATGGTCGTACTAGATTCTGAACAATAGAACCACCATATCTCATTAAAACCTTCATTGACCCCAGCAAAGACTTGCAGGTTCTGATTTTTGTTAATGTCACTAAAAATAAACCGGCGCAAATCACAGTTAAGGGTTTGAACCCGGCCATCATAAACATAGAACTTATCTATCCCCATCCAATACACCACACCTGAGGCCACGGCTGCCGCATTCGGTCCGTAAATAGAAGTGCTGTCTGCAAGAAGTTGAGATCCCCAAACAAAGGGCGGTCCAAGATACTGTAAAGAATATACAGCGGAGTCTGTAAACACAACAATCTCTTGACGCGTTTGTATTGTAGTAACAATCTCAGAACCGTTGGATAAACGCACGCTTCCCGCTTGGTTAGTAGCTGTAGGTGTCCAATTGAAAGGATCCTCTTGCCCGCACCAACGGATTAACATTGGATCTAATGTTGCACTGCCGTAATCATTTACGCCAAATGTCAAAATAAAACGTGAGGTGTCTGAAACAATTAAAGTGTTGACGACCGTGGGCACGTCTACAATTAAAGAAACGGAACCTGTGCCTGAGCTAGACGTATTAACTACGTTACCTGAGGAATCAAGCAAATTAAATGTTAGGCCGTTTACCTCAAAAACAAAAAAGGTTGTAGCCGCAGACACGCCTATTGGCAAAGAACCGCCAGAAAACTGCAAAGCCGCGCCCTCCGTGTATGCAACAGTTGAGGTTACAACGGTAGGAGAAGCGTTAGTAAAGGTTACCGTGCCGCCAAGAGAGTTAAGAAGCACACCACGGGTTGTTAATGTAGGTGCCTCCCAGTAATACAAGCCCCCACCGCGAGGATTAAATACCAAATCTTCGCCAAAATTTTGCTGGCTCCATAATCTTAAAGCACCAAAAACAGTGGCTACGGGAGCGCCATTACCCCATGTACCTAATCCCCAACCTCCAGCACCCCAACCTGTTAGTGCTTGTTGAATAGCTGGACCAACATTTATTTCATAAGCCGCAACAACCGAAGCGCCTCCCCCACCACTATCTGATACATTGGCCGTGGCAGTGGCAGTGAACGTGTAAGTGTTAGCGTCAACAACGTTTAAACTTTGATAGTTTGCGTTAAGAACAGCCGCCGTTATATTGCCACTTAAGCTAACTGCGCCACTACAAGTTACAAAATCATTAATTGACGCACCGTGGGCGGTGTCTGTAACCGTAATAACGGCAGAGCCGTTTGTAGCCACAAAAGGATTTGTATTGATTGTGCTGGTAGCTCGAAGGGGTGTGATGT